TCAGCACATTCCTTTATCGACTTACCAGTAGTTACGTAAGTATCAACAAGGTCTTTCTGTTTGGAGGTCAGGTTATTCTTATTCATAACCCTTTAACACGAGTACTCTCTTAAATTTCATTGTCAACTAACATTACATTACAAATTGTTTCTAAACTATTCACATTCTTAATTTGATTCACACCCATTAGAGCGTATCCTTCTCAGTGTACACAAACGTACAGCAGACAGGCTAGACGTCTAGGATGAATCTCAAATTAATATGACCCAAGGTCATGTCGTGGACGGTTCTCTCTCTCTATGAAAGACCGTTCCATTATAAGGCACAGAGAATCTCAAGTAAAGCTATGCTCCGCTTCATGTCGGTCCGCCCCTTAAGTGCGTAGGGGCCTCCCTGTACGAGAGCCAAGCTTGACTAGACCAGATTCTCTGCACCTTATCCTGAAACTCCGTTCTTTACACAAAGTAGAGAAAAAAACAGATGATTAAGAAGAAATCATAAAAATAAAAAAGAGGAGTAAACATGATTAACGCAATAAAAAACTTACCAGAAAGATTACATGAGTATCTGTACAAAACAGATCAACGATACAAGTCATTAATAATTCAATTAGAAATGGCAAATCAATGTCAAGATGAAGAACAAAAAGACTTAGTATTACAAACCATACATACAGAATATGGAGAGCAATATGTCTAAATTACAACGTATGATTATTTGTTTCACAATAGCATTTATAACTAGCTACATGATAGCGCAATACATGAGGGTATTATGATAACTAAATCAATATTATTAACATACAAACTAGGTAAATGGTTAATACAAGATGATGTAAGAACAAGCATCAAAGTTCTAAGTAAAATACCATTTATAAAAAACATTAAATTATCAATTAAAAAAACAGGAGGTAAATAATGGCTGATTCATTATTAGAAAACTTAATACTTATACAAGAAGGTACGTACAAACTATTCAAACATCAGATTACTGAGTTATACAAAGATAGGTCAGAATCAGATTACGAAGCTTTAGATTGTCAATTTGATATGGAACAACATATCAGAGGTTTAGAGTTTAGACGTACAGGTTGTATGATGAAATTAGATAATCTTAAACAAGAAAGTAATTATGCAATAGAAGAAATAGGTAATGTTAAAGACCTACGAGGTACAGACATTACCAGTAACTCTACAGATGACAGGGATTATAAAACCCAGTTATGGACTTGTAAATACAATATCTACAATGACAGAATACTTGCAATAAAAGATGTATACAAAGAATTACATAACAAAACTTATGTTGCATATGGTGGTGTAGATATTAACCATAATACAAAACAACGTACTGCTAAAATGCACTTTAACAAACCTATAGAGCAAAACATACAAGCTAAAATAGCTGATACATTAGCAGTTAAGCACTAATCATTACTCCAATAGCAGTAGCTGGGTGGTTCTAGTTACTGCTTTTTTTTATTCTTCAAGGGTACAAAATAGAGCGATACCGAGTACGTCCGTACGAGGTGAGCGATACCGAATACCGAAAGGACAATATGACAGAAATAGAAAAACTAAAAACAATACGTGATCATTTATCAGCAGTGTCAACGGACAATATAGTTGTAGAGGCTTACAAAATGTCAGCATTTGCACTCATTATACATTCAATCAAAGAACTAGAGGATAAAGAATATGAAAATTACCAAGGAATTTGACAAACAAAGCCAAAAGCTAGGTACGTTTATGATCTTACTCATAACAGTAGGCTTAGGTTTCATTGTGACTTTACTTGTAGCTGGAGTTAATCCAACACTTGTAATCAGTATTGTATCTGCTCCTATGTGGGTAGGTATCATCATACTATGCTTAAAACTAACCAAACACATACGAGGTAAATAATGAGTATTAATGATAAATTAAAAAATCTTCTTGATGAAGCAAAAGAACAATATTTTATTGATGATTATGTAAGCAAAGCTTCATACGAAGAAACTTTAGGTTTGTTAATATCAAAGTTTTGTAAATGGGATGGTAATAAAATATTTAAAGTATCTACTTCAGCATTTGAAGATAGCAACTTTCATACATTTAATGAAAAATTTGAAGAACTATGGGAACAAGAATGAGTATAGCATTTAAGAATTGGGTAATGGATGAACAAGAGAAAGATGAGGAAAGAATGATTTATGAATTAAAACAAAAAGAGTTTTTACAAAGTATTAAACAAACTCTTAGAACAGTTACCAATGATGAAGTCGTACCACCTTCAGTTCATAGGCAAATAAGTGTTGTAACAGGTAAAATAAACACAGAAATTTTACGCATTGAGAAAATGGTACAAGAACACGAACAACAGGAGAACCCACCATGTTAATGGCAGTAGCTCATAAACAAGAATCAGATATGCATAGTAAGTTTGCTATACATCCTGACGCAGATTTTGACGTTGGATTACGTAATATATACAATGTTAACCACGATACTATTTCAGGTAAAAAAGAAATATATCGTAAAGATACTAATGACGGATTAGCTGTTGTTAGTTCTACATATAAGCCACGCTCATATAAAAAGGCGATAGATCATTTTAATAATTTAATATTAAATTCAAACATAGACACAAGTGACGTAGAGATAAGAGATACAGTAGATAATAATGGAGCGGTCTATTTACGTAACTGGAGATTCAATAGAATCAAAGGTGTTAAAATGTTTGATGACCCTAGAGAACGTAGTATCTTTGAGTTTCAATTTAGATCTTCTCACAATCAACGATTTGCAGAAGATTTAATTGCATGGTCAAGATATTTATGGTGTGATAATGGGTGTGCAAATAATGATTGGTCGCTTCATGTTAGGATTAAACATAATACGAATAAAAATATTGAGATGGATTATCAAGCTATTGATGAGGCTGTTGGAAATTTTCTTCAAGGTGAAGAAGAAAAGAAAAAATGGTTAGAAAAGTCTATAGATTTATGGACAGTTAAATCATTATTTAAAACAACACTAGCTTTTACACAAAAAGATTCAGAAACAAAAGCTTGGTATAGTGATATAACAATGAATACACTTAATGCATTATATGTAAAATATAGTGCTAGATATGGCCATAATATGTTTGCAGTATTTCAAACAGCAACTGATTGGTCTACTCACGTACAAACAAAAGGTAAAATATATAACGTACAAGAACGTAGAGGTTCAAAAGTACGTGATATGATGACTAACGAAATATGGTTAGATCATGTAAATTAAAAATAGAGGTATAAATGCAAGAATTTATAGAGGCTAATAGCTCAAATTTTAATGATATTCCTGTTAAAGAAAGAATAAAATATATTCAAAACACTAGCAAAAATGTTGCTGGTCAGCCTTTAACTTGGAAACAAGCTAAATCAACGCTTGAATATATAATGAGAGGTAAACGATACATTAATGATACCTATGAAGTTCAACATCAAACAGCAAAACAAGTTACTGATGTTTGGTCAACGCAATTAAAAGGTAAAATTGATTATCTTTCGATAAAAAGACGAGATAAAAAACAATGTAGAAATTGGTCAGATTTTCAAGAGATAAAAAATATGCTGTGTGTTAATGGAGAAAAAAGATACGCAGTAGAAATTTATCCACCTGAAGATAGATTAGTAAATACAGCTAACCAATATCATATTTGGGTATTACCTTTAGGGTTAGATATTGGTTTTGGATTTAAAGAAAGAGCAGTTGTAAAAAGAAATGGTTATCATTCAACAACTATAAATGGTGTTGAATTTAAATCAGGACAAGGTGAAATAAAATAATTCAGATCGTATTAATACCTTCTGAATAAGGGAATATGCAGTGTCCACGTGTCGCAAAATTATTCCCCCATGGTTTTATATGCAATTTATACACTTAATACTTTCTGTTTTATGTGAATATCTATTGTGTATAACCACAACATATAGTAATTAATAAACCTGTGAACAAAACTAGCACAAATATAGTACATATGTGGAAAAGATGGTCAAAAATGGCTAAAAACAGCCATTCTTCGAATGAAAGTTACAGTTATCGTACCTTATGTCAAGATTATAGTGCATACAAGAATGTACTAAAATCAGCCATTTATACCACGTATTTAATTACGCTAAATATTTACGCTAAAATAATTCACATAACATACGAAAACTATAATTATTGTTGTGCAAAAAGCTTTAGGAACTTCATTTCATAACCAGTTGATAACTCAATTTGTGTCGCAAAGACACAAGCTGGGAATGTCTCAAATGGATTTAGATGAAAAGATTGGAGTTGCAAGAGGTTTAGTATCCAAATGGGAAGTTGGAATACGAAAACCTAGTGGTTATTTGTTTTGTGTATGGGCAGAAGCTTTGGGATGTGAAATGTGGCTAAAAGACAAAAGTTAACAAAAATACCCCAAATGTGGTTCTTTTCAATGACTAGAGAAGAACGTGTCCAACACCAAATATGTAACAAAACTAAATGTTCTGAACACGGAATATTTAGCAATGATAATTTTAGGACTTGGTACTGCGGAAAACATATGGAGGAGAACTATGACAGACCCAATAAATCCTGATTACTATAAAAATTATTCTATCGAAGTAACTGACGCTATTCAATCATGGGGATTGAGCTATTGTCAGGGCAATATCATAAAATACATTGTGCGTTGTGGTCGTAAAACAACAGACCCACGCCAAGATTTAGAAAAAGCTCTTTGGTATCTACAAAAGGAGCTATCTACATATGGAAAACAATTATCAGAAAACAGTTTTACGCAATCTGATAAGCAAAATCGGTCGAACACCAAACCAAAGAAAAAAAGAACCCCTACCCCCACACGAACGAACGGAAATATGGAAGAACAACATATTGCTATTCGTACTGGAACATAAGTTTTTAGATGGGCAAACTTATGCGGAGTTCGAGAAAAATTTTAGGGCTGGTAAAATACCACGAGCTTATATCAACAAAATAAATCTAGCTATGAGGAGAGCAAAAAATGAAAAAAAAGAACGCTACAAAAAAAAGGCCTAATGGCATTGGTGGTACTGACGCCAACAAATTAGTAAATGAAGATACTTGGTTAGAATTATATAATCTTAAAGTAGGTAATACTGAACCAGATGATTTATCAGATAAATTACCTGTACGCATAGGTATTATTACCGAAAATTTAAACCGAGAATGGTTTACAAATAAAACAAATTTACGTGTCTCACAAGAAACGCAACTTTGGTACAACGATTACATTTATGGCAATTTAGACGGATTAGTAATTGCTGGTATGGAAAGTGAAGATGTTCCTTTAGCTGTATTTGAAGCAAAACATTCAGGTCAGTTTATGGATACACCTAAACAACATACAAATTTAATTGATCGGTATTACCCTC